CCACCCGCTCAGCTCGACGTCGGCGGCGAGCCAGACGCGCCAGCGCGACGAGAGGATGCCGCCCTCGGCGAACTCGCTCGAACCGCTCGTCTGAATCTCGATCGGCACGTCGCGGCGCACGACGTCGTAGGCGAAGTCGCCGTCGTCGTCTTCGCCCGCAGGGACGCGAACGAGCAGCGTCGCCTGCCGCGTCAGCAGGTGGTCGAGCGAGACGATCGGCGCGCGCGCGGCAGTCGTCACGGCTTCGACCTCCCGCGCCCGAGCGCCAGCGTCGCGACGGTGATCGCGACCCACGCGACGACGACGCCGATCGCGACGTCGAAGATGAGCGACCAGTTCAGGTCGATGCCCGCGACGATCATGCGACCGCCTGCGCGTCTGCGAGCGCGACGAGGTTGTCGTAGTCGCGCTGCCACCAGTCGATCGGGAAGGCGGGCATCGGGTACGACGTGTCGAGCTGGTACGCGCTGCGCTTCCCGGCAGGCATCCACGGAGCGAGCGCGCGACGTTCGAGTTCGGAGAGCGCGAGCGCGTCGTCGAGCGACGGCGGTCCCGCGAGCCGGTACGAGTACGCGCCGATCGACTCGCTGACGACCTGCGACGAACCCGGCACCGTCGAGCCCGCGATGCGCGTCGCGATCGTCAGCAGCACCGCTTGCAGCGGTGCGGGCAGCGGCGGGTCGGGCAGCTCGTTCGGCCAGATCGCCGCCTCGACTGCGAGCGTCGCGAGCACGACCGCGCGCTGCGCGTCGGCTGCGTCCACGCCCATGACGCGTTCGAGTTCGCACGCGTCGATCGCGGGCGCCGGGAGCGACCGGCTCGACTCGTTCACTCCCGACGCCGTGCTCACGATCAGGTCGTCCAGTCAGCGAACTCGAAGGGAGCGATCGCCGCGCCCTTGTCGTTCAGCGGCTGACCGACCGCGACGCCGACCCGCATGTAGCAGCGGAACGCCGTCAGGTCGTCTTGGAACGCGTTCGCGATGATCGCGCCGGTGCCGTCCTGAAGCACCGCCGCGTCGCTGCGGTCGAACGTGATGTCCTGCCGCAGCCCGACGAGCAGGTACGACCAGTCGCCGACCACCGCGTCGCCCTTCGTCGAATCCCAGACGGGCGTCACGGCGACGGGCCAGCCGTAGATCGAGTTTCCGGGTGCTTCGTCGGCGGGCGCGAGCGTCGTCTTCAGATACCCGCGAAGCGCCGTACCGATCTGCGATCCCGCAGCGATGCCGTCCGGCACCGCTCCCGACTTCTCGACTTCGGCAGCGGCGAGGTCGATCGCGCCGAGCGCGTCGCCGACCTTCGACTGAGCTGCACCCGCGAGGCCCGCGAGCCCGCCCGCAGGGAACGACGCGGGCGCACCCGTGCCGAACAGCACCGCGACGTCGAGCGCGCGAGCGATCGCGCTCGCGAACTGGTCGGACACTTCCGACCAGATGGGAAAGCCAGCGTCATCGACGAAGGCGTTCGGGATCGCTGCGACGCACGCGATTTCCTCAGCCGTCACCGTCGCCGCCGTCCACTCGATCTTCGTCGCGGGCTTGCGTCCGCCGTAGGCGGGGTTCACGAACCCGGCAACCGGCAGGAAGCTGACGACGGGGATCGACGCGAGGCCGCTCGACATACGCCGGACGTTCCCGAGCTGAAGCACGATCGACTGCGTGCGCGCGAGCCCGATGAGCTGATCCGCCATCTCGCGCGGAACGAGGTTCAGATAGTTGGTAGCCACGAAGCGAGAACCTCCTGAATCGAACGATTCGGTTCTCGGCTCGGTCCTGCCGTGGCCGAGGTTCTCGGGCTTCGGCTGCGACGCCGACGTCCTGCGCCTGCACGTCGCTGCCGCGAGTGTACGCCTACGCGCCGAAGGGCGTACCCTCGGAGCGTGGCGCTGCCTGCCGTCGTCGATCTGACCGCGTACCGAGGCGACACGTGGTCGCAGACGTTCCGCTTCCTCGAGGCGGGCGCGCCGGTCGATCTGACGAACGCGACCGTCGCGTCGTGGGCGAAGACGTTCGACGGCTCGCACGTCGAGCTGAACGTCGAGAAGGGCGACCCGGGCGAGGTCACGATCGAGCTGCCCGCCGAAGGGCTCGACTGCGGCGCGTGGGCCTACGACGTCGAAGTGACTGACGGCGAAGACGTCACGACGTGGGTCAAGGGCACGCTGACGGTCGAGGGCGACGTCACGAACGCAGCGGCATGAGCGTCGTCGAAGTCGTTCGCGACGAGACGACCGTCGAAGTCGTCGAGCGCGAGCCGAACGTCGTCGAGGTCATCGTCGATGGGATCGTCGGGCCACCCGGCCCGCCGGGGCCGCAAGGCGAACCGGGCGCGAACGGCTCAGACGGCGCGCAGGGACCGATCGGCCCGGAGGGGCCCGAAGGCGACGTCGGCCCGCAGGGGATTCAGGGCGAGCAGGGACCGATCGGCGCGACCGGCGACGTCGGCCCGCAAGGGCCGCAAGGCGACGTCGGCTCGACGGGAGCTGACGGCGCTCAGGGACCGAGCGGCCCGCCCGGAGCTGACGGCGCACCCGGAGCTGACGGCGACGACGGCGCACCCGGAGCGACCGGACCGCCCGGTGCTCAGGGCGAAGCGGGCGTCGCGGGGCCGCAGGGTCTTCCCGGCCCGCCCGGAGCTGACGGCGCTCAGGGAGCACCCGGCCCTGCGGGAGCACAAGGCGACGTCGGGCCTGCTGGCGCGCAGGGGCCGCAAGGGATTCAGGGACCGATCGGGCCGCAGGGCGATCAGGGCATCGAAGGCCCGCCGGGACCGAGCGGCGCGGGCGCGCTGACGCTCGACTACGACTTCGGCACGGCGACGTCGCCGCCGCCCTCGAACGGCACGGTTCGACTGAACGCGAGCGACCCGTTCTCGGCGACCGCGATGTACGTGGACGACCAGGATCGAAGCGGCGGCGATATGCGCGCGCTGCTCATGCGAGCGAAGACGGGCGATCGCATCTACTTGCAGGACTACGACGAGGCGACGCGCTTCGGTCGGTACGAGCTGACGGTCGATCCGATGGGCCAGACGGGTTACGTCGAGTTCGCGCTGCACGCGCTCGAAGCGGGGTCGCCGCTGCTCGCGCAGCGCGTGACGCTCGTCATCGCCTCGCAAGGGCTCGTCGGCCCGCAGGGGCCGCAGGGACCGAAGGGCGATCCGGGCGACGCGGGATCGACTGGCCCTGCGGGGCCGCAGGGAGTGCCCGGTCCGCCCGGAGCGCAGGGAGCTGACGGCGCTGCGGGCGCGACCGGGCCGAAGGGCGACACGGGCACGACCGGCGCGCAAGGCCCGCAGGGGAACCCCGGCGCGACGGGAGCACCCGGAGCTGACGGCGCGCCCGGTGCTCAGGGGCCGCAGGGCGCGAAGGGCGACAAGGGCGACGCGGGTGCTCAAGGCGTGCAGGGCGTGCCCGGAACTCCCGGCGCGCAGGGGCCGAAGGGCGACACGGGCTCGACTGGCTCACAGGGGCCGCAGGGCGTGCAGGGCGTGCCTGGAGCCGACGGCGCTCAGGGACCGCAGGGCGCGCAAGGCCCGCAGGGAGTGAAGGGCGATCAGGGCGTGAAGGGCGACACGGGCTCGCAGGGGCCGCAGGGCAACACCGGCCCGCAGGGAAACACCGGGCCGCAGGGCGACGTCGGGCGCACGCTCGTCCCGATCGACCTCCGCAACCCGCAGCAGGCGGCGAACCCTGGCTCGGTGTACGCGAACGTCGTCGCGCTCACGGCGTGGGAGAAGTGGCACGTCGAGTTCGCGAACGCGGCGGGGAAGTTGTGGGGCACCTTTCTGATCGGCCCCGGATTCACGCCGTCGCTTCAGCAGATCATCCTCGAACTCGTCTTCTCGACGACGGGCGGCAACGCGCGCATGAACGTGAAGACGAAGCGGTTCGCTGACGGCGACTCCGTGAACCCGGCCTCGCTCGTCGCGGTGACGTCGCAGGACATAGCCGTGCCCGGAACCGCGCGCACGCGAAAGCGCGTCACGTTCACGGTGTCGGGCGAGACGTGGGCCGCTGACGATCTGATCGTCGTCGAGGTCGAGCGCGAAGGCGCGCACGCGAACGACACCTACACCGGGGTCGTCGAGCTGCACGGCGCATACGCGCGGCTGGCATGAGTCGGCTATTCAACGGGACGAGCCAGTGGCTCGCGTCCGGCTACGGGTCGCGCCCCTCGTCGAAGACGGGGCCGTGGACGATCGCCGCGTGGGTGTACGCGACCGCCGTGCGAAACGCCGCCGCCGACTCGCGCTCGGGCATCGTCTGCTGCGAGCAGCGAAGCGGCGGCAACAACGCGATCCCGTTCGCGCTCACGTACGGTCGCTATGACACCGGGTGGGCGAATATCGGCAGCATCCTCGCCGTCTCTTTCTTCAACGGCTCGTCGTGGGCGGCGTTCGCTCGCGACACGGTCGCGCTGACGCTGAACCAGTGGTACCACGTCGCCGCCGTCTTCGAGACGACACCCTCGCGCGTGCTGCGGCTGTATCGCGACGGCGTGCAGGTCGGCACGTCATCGCCCGTCGCCGACACCGCGCTTTCGATCGACTCATCGTTTCACATCGGCGCGGCGTGGCAGACGTCGCCGAGCGGCAACGCACTCTTTCCCGGGCGCATCGCCGAGGTCGGCTTCTGGTCGGTCGCGCTCACTCCGGGCGAGATTCTGCGGCTGAAGGCGGGCGTCGCGCCGTGGCATCTGCGCTTCCCGCGCGACCCGGCGATGGACTTCTACATGCCGCTCAGCGGGCTATCGACGCCCGAGAACGATCGCGGGCCGAACGGCGTCGGCTTCGTTCACAACGGCGCGCCGACGATCGACGTCGGCCCGCCGATCGAGCGACCGATGCTCGCGCCCCTCTAGCCCGCTCGCCCGACTCCCCGCAGCCACGCGTCGGGATCGCTCGGCGTCGATTCGGGACGCCGTGAGCGACCGCCCTGCGTGACGAGCGTCCGGCCCTGCCCGTTCTCGACTGTCGGCTCGACGGCCATGTACGCGTGAGCTTCGAGCAGATCGGCGACCAGATCGTCGCAGCGAGCACGTCGCTCGCCGACGTCGGCGATCTGAAGCAGCTCGTCGCGCTGCTCAGCCGTGAGCAGTCGAGCCGCGACTGACGGGTCGCGCATTCTGCCGGCTGCGGCGATCGCCATTTCCGCCTCGACGATCATCGGCGCAGCTCGCGCGAACCCGCGTTCCTCGGCCTCGCGAACGACTCGCTCCTGATCCGACTCCTGCTGCTGTCGGAGGTTCGCGAGTTCGTCCTGCGCCGTGCGAGCTTCGCGGCGGAAGCGAGCCGCCTGCGAGTTCGCTCGCTCGACGAGAGCACGCGTTCGATCGTCGAGCCCTTCGAGCGCGGCGTCGTCGTCCGGGTTCGGATCGGGGTCGGGCGTCGGGTCGGGCGTCGGCTCGTTCGGGTCCGGCGTCGGCTCGTCAGGCATCGTCGCTCAGCGACCCCGCGTACGGCGAGTCGCCCAGGTGCGCCGACGTTCCCGGCAGCTCCGACTCGTCGCGATCGTCGGCGACGTCTTCGGCAGGCTCGCCCGCGTACGCGTGCTCGCCCATCGCTGCGGCGTCGCCGAGGTCAGCGACCTCGCTCGGCTCGGCTGCGAGCGTCGCTTCCGGCTCGCTCGACTCAGCCTTCGTTCTCGTCTTCGCCACCGTTGCCTCCCTCGTCGTCGGGCGTCGGCTCGTCCGGCGTCGGCTCGTCCGGCGTCGGCTCGCTTTGCGTCTCGTTCACGGCCTACTCCTCTCCCTCGAATACGGGTGCCACGCTGCACTCATCGTTCGCGTGGAACGGTACTCCGTCCGGCGACGAGTAGACGGAATCCTCGCCGACCGTCTGACACCAGTCGCATGCGTCGTCGCTCAGCTCCTTGCGCCAGCCGATGATCTTCGCGCCCGACGCGCTCGCACCCTCGTCGAGCCCGCCGCGCTGCGCGACTTGCAGATCGTTCGACGCGAGCGTCGCGGCGTACGCCGCTGCGTTCTCGATCGCGGCGGCGACTGCCAGACCTTCACCCACCTTCCCCCACACCCTCAGAATCGGCGAGCGCGTGACGGGCGACGTGCGCGAGACGACGACGCCCGCGAGCGCGCGAGCTGCTGACGGCGGTCGCTTCGGGCGCGTCGGCACCTGCGTCGCGACGTACGCGATCGCGAGCTGCGCCGCTCGACGCTGCGCGCCGCCGACGACGGCTGCGCTCGCGACGTTGTACGCGTCGAACGCGGCCTGCGTCATCGGGTCTTCGAGTGCTCGCAGGAGGTCGCCGAGCTTCGCGCCCGTGCGATCGTCGAGCGCCCGCTGCGCGGCGCGGTGCGCTCGATCAGCCCTCGCCATAGCGCCGGTACTCGCCGCATCGCAGGCAGAAGTCGAACCGCTCGTCGAAGTCGTGCGGCGGGCACTCGCGCGCTCGCAGCTTCGCGACCAGCAGGTTCCCCGACGCTCGCGCGAGTTCGATCAGCTCGCGAATCACGGCTGCTCAGGCGGCGTCGCCTGACGGAGCTCCACCGCTGCGTTCTCGATCGTCCAGTCGGCGATCTGCTGCGGCGTCGCGCCGATGTATTCCCAGAGAGCTTCCTGCGGGACGCCGATCGACTGCAACTTCACAGCGGCGTCGGCGACCTGCGCCGGGTTCCGCATCTCGGCGTCCGTCCAGACGACCTCGAGGCGGGTGTCGCTCGCGAAGTCGGGCTCGTTCGAGAGCGCGAACGCCAGCCGCATCGTCTGCTCCCACGACTCCCCGAACCGCCGCTGACGTTCGCGCACCTTCGCGACGAGGCCCGACTCGCCCGCGAGCAGCGACTCCGCGCTCGGCGGGTTGGCGAGGCTCGACTGAATCAGGTAGTGGGCGGGCACGCGGCTGATCGCTGCGAGCGCGGCGATATCGGCGTCGATCGCCTTCAGGTACGGGTCGAGATCGCTCGCGTCGAACGAGCCGAACTTCGTCTCGGGGTTCTCGCTGACCCACAGCTTCGACACGGCGGCGCTGAACGGCTCGACGGGATTGCCCGTCTCGTCGCGCGGCACTTCGAGGCCGGTCGCCCACCGCTGCCGGAAGCTCGCGAACTCCGACGTCATGAGCTTGTCGAGCGTGAGCTTGTCGATGCGGCGCAGGATCGACACGCAGTCTTCGAGTTCGCTGACGCCGCCGCCGAGCACCGTCGCGCGGTTCTCGAACGGCACGACGGGCACGATGCCCGCCGAGTTCGGCGTCTCGAACGGGTCGTCGTCCTGCCACTCGATCGTGTGGCGCTTCGCGGGCTCGTCGATCGGGAACACTCCGTCGCCGAGCGACTGCGACGACTCGCCGAGCCAGACGTAGGTCGCCTCGGGCCGGTACAGCTCGACGACGAACGTCGTGCCGGTCCAGCTCGCGGGGTACAGCTTCAGCGCGGCGGCGACGTCGCGCCGGTTCCCCGGCTCCGGTTCGTGCGTGACCTCGAACGCTGACTCGGGCGCGATCGTCACGTCGGCTTCGCCCTCGCGCTGCGAGACGCTGACGTACCCGACGCCCGTTATCAGCGCCTCGGTGTAGACGAGCCATTCGTCGGCGTCGAGCGACGAGTCGCGGAAGACGTTCCACGCGGCTTCGTCTTCAGCGGGCGTCGCGTTGCCCGAGCGGAAGCCTGAGACGTGCAGCCGCTCGGCGATCGCATCGACGACGAGTCGCGCCCACGGCGTGCGCGAGAGTTCGAGCAGCAGCTTGTACGCGGGCGCGTAGCGCGACGCCACGGACGGGAGCGGCTGACGTCCCTCGTACCACTGCCACAGCTCGGCGGCGTGAATGCGCTGCACGCGCAGGCGGTCGAGCAGCCGATCGCGCTGCGCCTCGATCAGATCGAGGTCGAGCGAGTCGGGCGTCGCGCGCACGACGTCGAGCACGGTGACGCTCATCGACGACGCCTCGTCGCGCCCCACCCGCGCACGTTCTGAGTCGAGCGACGAGGGAGCGATGCAGCTCGCGGTCGCGCCACGCGCGGGCGCGCTGGCTCGCTGATCTGCGGGAGCTGCTTCGGCGGCGTCTTCGCTGCCACTCGACGAGGGTACTCCGCTCGAACCGCAGACGTGCGACGGGCCGCTTTCGCGGCCCGTCGGGGTTCGTGCGCTATGTCGAGCGAGCTACTTCGTCGCGGCCTTCGCGCGCGAGCGCGTGCGCTTCGCGGGCGCGGGCTTCGACTCGTTCTCGTTCTCGCGATCGAGGATCGTCGGCTCGAACGCGCGCAGCTTGCGAACGGCCTTCGCGACGTCGCCCGCCTTCGCGACGACGAACTTCTCGCGCGTGCCGCCGCGCTTCGGCAGATCGACGCGAAGCACGCGCGAGCCGTTCACGTAGCCGAGCGTGGTCTTGCCGACCTTCACCGTGTAGTAGTTGCCCTTCGGCGACGCGATGAGCGTCGCGCCGGGGATCGACTCGACTTCCGCGCGCAGCTTGTCAGCGAGCGGGTTCGTCTGAGGGGTCGTGCTGGTCATGCTGCCTCCCGTTCTGCGCTCGCGATCGCGAGCGCGTCGAATGAACTAACGAGGCCCATGAAAGCAGGACTCCGATCGAGGCGAAAGCCGCATGAACACAGGCTAAACGGACGCTTGGACCGCCGACGCTGCGGGTACCGTGCGGCCATGCAGACCTACGACGTGAAGCAGCTCGAACGACGACTCTCGTCGGCTTCAGTCCATCGGCGACTGCCACAGCTCGAGGTCGAGCTGCGCGCGCTCGCGGTCGAAGTCGCCGTCGCGTGCAACGTCGTCGAGCTGTCGCCGCTCGCCCGGATCGTCCGAGGCTCGCTCGCGCACGAACGGATGCGCTCGCGTCTCGCCGACCTCGACTCGCGGCTCAGTCAGCTCGAACTCGAAGCGATCGACGCGGCCTAGAACGCGATCAGCTTCGCGGGCTTCCGCTCGGGCGGCAGCGCACCGAGTGCGTCAGCTCGCGCCTCGTACGCGAGCACGCTCGCGACGGCGAGGTCGATCTTGTCGGGCGAGCCGGGTCGCGACTTCGTGAGCCAGTACCCGCCGCGCGTCTCGCGCATCTGCGCCGCGAGCACGTGCGCGGTCAGTCGCTCGTCGCCGACGTGCGTCACCTTCCCCGCTGCGAGGTCGGTGCGGAAGCGTTCGGTCGCCTGCTGCATTCGCGAGCGCGCCGTCGAGTAGCGCAGCACGACCGCCTCGCCGAACTCGCGCGACCACGTGTCGATTTCCGTCTGCCAGAGGGGAGGGTCGAAGTAGCCGCGCACGACGTCGTACGACTCGAACGCCTTCGCGACCGCCGCATCGACTTCGCCCGCTGGCACTTCCCACTCGCTCGCGCCGCCCGGAGCTTCCCAGACGCCGAGCGGCTGAAGCAGACCGTCCGACACGCGGCACGCGACGAGCGCGGTCGCGTCGCCGTAGCGCGCGCCGTCGAAGCCGATCGTCACGCGATCGCCGTGCTCGATCAGCTCGGGTCGCTCGGCGTCGTGCCAGACCTCGCCCGTCAGCCAGTACGCGTCGGCGCTCATCCACACGCCGCACGCGAAGCGCGCCCACTGCCACGTGAGCATCGACGGCGAGTCGTGTCGCTCGCGCAGGCGATCGAGCGTCTGCCAGCTCGCCGGGTTGACGCGCTTCACGACGCGCATGTCCTCGCGGTCGTCGCCGTCTTCGAGCGACCATTCGTGCAGGACGAACGCGCCGTCGCGCGTGCGCGCGTACGTGTAGCCGTTGCGTCGCACGACGTCGGGCAGCTTGCGCGCCGTCGAGCGCATGACGCCGAGCGGCGAGCCCTCATGATCGCCCGCGACGCTAATCGCGAGCATCTGCCCCTCGCGCGGTCCGAGGCCGTCGCGAAAGACGCCGTACAGCTCCGTCGAGCGCGCGCGGTGCAGCTCATCGACGAGCGCGAGCGTCGGGATGATCCCGTCTGCGGTATCGACGTCGGCGGCGAGCACGCGAATGCGACCGGCGTCGCGCCGCGATCGAATCTCGCGGAACCCGCGCTTCACGACGACGCGCTCGCGCAGCGCCTCCGATCGCTCGACGAAGCCGCGCGCCTGATCGAACAGGATCGTCGCCTGGTCCCGGCTCGTCGCGCCGATGACGCACTCAGCGTCGGGCGTGCGGATCAGGTGGTACAGCGCGAGCGCGGCGAGGAGCGTCGTCTTCCCGTTCTTTTTCGAGAGCAGCACCAGCGTCTCGCGAGCGCCCGCGAAGTAGTCGGCGAGCATCGTGAGCTGGAAGCGTTCGAGTACGAGCGGCGACCCGTCCTCGAGGACGAGCACGTTGCGGCAGAAGCGCGCGAAGACGCCGAGTTCAGGCGGGCGCGGCGCGCGCTTGCCGTTTCGCTGCAAGCTCATCTATCTCGGCGAAGGGGTCGTCGTCGCGAGCAGCGGGCTCGACGACGAGCGGCGTGCGATCGTCGCTCGCGGTCCGCGCCGCCCACTCGTCGGGGTAGCCGCGCGCGAGCAGCCACGCCGCCGCGCGCCAGTCACTCGGGGCCGCGTTCGCGATCTGCGCGACCAGGTGGACTTGCCCTTCAGCTCGCGCTCGCGTGACGCGCTCGCGCAGCTCGCGCAGCTTCGCGTGCGAGTTCGTGCGCGCACCCTCGTCGAGCCACGCGTACAGCGTCGAGCGCGGGACGCCCGCCGCGCGCGCGGCGACGTGCAGCAGGTTCCCGGCGCGCAGCATCGCGACCAGCAGCTCGATCAGCTCGTCGGTCACGCGCTCGATCGACGGTCCGGCGGCGACGCCCAGGTGCGCGGCGCACAGCGTCGAGCCCTCCATCGCGCGCGAGCGGCACGGCTTGCCCGACTTCGTGGTCGCGGTGCAGAGCGGCTGCGTCACGACGACGCCTCGGCGACGAGACGCTTCAGCGACTCGGCCTTCGGATCGCCCGTCAGCTTCAGTCCGTACTCATCGACGCTCGGCAGCTCGTCGAGCTTCACGTCGTCGCGCAGCTTCAGCGGCGTGTCGAACTTCCGCCACGACGCGCTGACGATGTGCTGCGGGCGACCGAAGCGTCGCGAGACGTGAACGACTCCCGGCCACGCCCGTTCGAGCGAGCGCGCCATTTCGAGCCGACCGTCTGCGACGTACAGCTCGTCGGTGTTGCCGCCGCGCATGAGCATCGTCGCAACCTTGTCCACCATGAACGCGTTCACGAGGACGGTGCAGAGGCCCGCCGAGAGCACCTGCAGGCAGAGGTCGGTGTCCTCGTTGTAGCGCCCGCGCCACCGCTGCTCGATCGAGTTCGCGACGAGCGTGCATGAGTAGACGTGGACGTTCACGTAGAAGGGCGGCATCGTCTGCGACGCGAAGAACCGATACGCGAGGCCCGCGAGCGCGACGTTCTCGTACCGATCGGCGAAGTCCTCGACGACGCGCAGCGCGACGCCCGACGCGCACGGGATCCGCTTCCCGCGCCAGTAGCGGCAGACGTACCGAATATTGTCGTCGAGCTGCCAGTGCCGATCGTGACCCTCGGCGATCGCGTGCTCGATGATCCAGTTGCGCGCGGGGATCGAGCCGAGCCCGAGGTCGTGGAACGGGAGAACGAGCACGCGCTCGTCGCCGACGACCGACGCGTACGACGCGCGCTCGGTCGGCTCGCAGACGACGCGAAAGGGCACGCCGTCGCGATCGAGGAAGCGGATCGTCTGCGACGTCTCGGCGCGACCCTTCGACGGGACGTAGACCGGGTACTTCGGCAGCGTGCGCTCGCTCATGCCGCATCGTCGAAGCGAAGGGCGCCCGCGTCTTCGCGCTCGCGCTCGGGCCACCAGATCGACCACGTGCGCCCGTTGCGCTGCTGCACGACCGTCGCGCCGATCTGCTGCATGAACGTCGCGCGGTCGTCCTCGGACGCGAACGAGACGACGAGTCGAGCGGGCGCGTCGCCCGACTCGAACTCGGGCAGGCCGACCCACGCAGCCGCGTCTTGGTACTCGCGAATCTCGGAGCGCGGGCGCGTGACGTAGATCAGGTTCGCGAGCTGCGCCTCGTCGTAGCCCGTGCCGAGCAGACCGGCGACGTCGAAGTCGCTGACCTCCTTCAGCAGCTCGGAGAGCTGCCGATCGTCGAAGCCTGCGAAGCGCGCGAGTTCGTTGTCGGCGACGAGCAGCTTCAGCGCGGCGGGCGAATCGGGCGCGACGTCGAGTCGAACGCAGCGCACGCTCGCGAGCCCGACGCGACGCGCAGCTCGCACGACTCCGTGGCCGGCCAGAATCGTCGAGTCGTTCGCGATGACCACGTTGCGGTAGAAGCCGTGCTCGCGGATCGACTGCTCGAGGTGGCGAAGCTGCTCGTCCGAGTGCGCGCGGTAGTTGCGCGGGTGCTCATGCAGCTCGTCGAGCGGGACGTCGATCGGGTCGTGAACGGCGATCGCCTTGCGTCGAGCCACGCTGCAACGGTACGCCGAGCCACGCGAACCCGCGACCCAAGACCGACTCCGCCGAAACGACGGGCGGCGATTTTTTTCGCGACGAGT